TCGCAGCGTCATGTCGATAAAGATTTGAGGCGGCGTCCCGTCGCTCGCAAAATTCCACTCCATCACTTCGAAGACCTTCGATGACCAGCCTAGCTTGGCGTTCGTAATCATCACCGTGTCACCGGCGCGAACCTGCATCGCCTCGAGGCGGAAGCGTGCAGAGAACGTGATCTCCTCGCGAGCCCGGCGCAGCTCCAGCACGGCGAGCCGTTGCGCGCAACTGGGCGAGGTCGTGAACGGCAGAACCACGTCGCGGAAGAAGACGGTGCTGTTGTCCTGCGTGACGTAGGTCGCGCTGCTGATCGTCGGGAAGTCGGTCACCTGCCAGTTGTTCGTCTCGCTGACGTAAACGCCTTTGACGCTGTTCACCCGGTCGCGTGCGCTAGTCTTTGTCTGCACGTTGAGCGGCCCGACGAAATGCTTTTCGTCCAGCGTCACCGTTGGGATGCGGTAGCCGGACGCGTAGGGCACGATGCGGCCGCCCGTGTAGGCGATCAGGCCACCCATCGCGCTGAGCAGCTTGCCGATGTTCTCGTCTGGGCTCGCGCTCGTCACGATGACGCCGTTGGCCTCGTAGCGGTTTTCGTAGGCGACCGGCGAGAGTGGCAGAATCTGCACTTGCTCCTCGCAGATGGTCGCAGCAACGCCGAAAGCGGTGTCGTCAACCTCGGCCGAGGTCATGCCCATGCCCAGCGTCGCGTCGGTCAGGTAGTCGCGGAGGCAGAGCGCAGCGTTGGCCGAGTAGGCTGTGTTTCCGGTCCGCGGATCGAGCACCTTCTTGCCGCGAATCACGGCGCTGATGTTTGGTATGCCACTCGGGAATTTCTCGGCGTCCCACGTCAGGCGAACGTAAAGGTAGGCGATGCCGCGCAGACGATGATTCTCCGTCCATTTTCCATCCGTGAGCGTGCTGGTGTCGTCTTCTAAATCTTCATCGACCGTCTGATAAGACTCGCCGAGGTGCTTGTTGATCCGCGCAACGCCGTTGTAGAAACCTTGAGGCACGTTGCTGACGAGCGGCACCAGCTCGTCGTTGAAATAAATCTCGTCGATGGCTTGGATCTCGTGGCCGGCGAGCGTGACGACGATGTGCAGGAACTCATTTTTGTCGCCCGTCGTGCTGAGATAAACAATGGTGCCGCTGACTCGACTTTTCCCGTAAACGATGCTGCGTGCCGAGATTGGCGAGCGAACCATTTGCGAGCGGTTCGAGAGCGAAGTATCCGAGAAGCTCGGCATTTTCGGCGCGAGCAACTTAGACGCGGCCATCGATGCCGCGACAATTGCGACGAATTGAATAGCAGCGGCCAGAGAACCAGCCCCGACTGCAAAAGAGACTCCAGTAAAGATGTATGCGAGAGTTGCGGCAATAAGTGCTTGTGGCATGTTAGATTCTCCAAGCGGTCTCGACGTTTGTGATTGGCCCGAAGACGAGACCGGTCTTCGCGACGAAAGCCGTCGTCACGCCAAGGCAAATTCCAAGCGTGACCCCGCGCCCGGCTTCCTGCGCCACGATGTCGCCGCGTCCGGCCAGCTGCGGTGACACGCGTTGCAGCCCGAGCGCGTCCACCAGAGCCTCAACGCCGCCCGCCTCGTCCAGCACTCGCACCGCGCCAAGCCCTGACGAGTAGCGACCGCGCCACGTCTGCGCGTAATCGACGCCCGTGCAGGTCTCGACCCAATCTGCCGCGAAGATGCAGCAATCATTCGAGCCCCACGCGAAAGGTTGTTCGCGCCGTTGCTCGATAAATTGCGCGAGAAGGTTCGGCCAGTTGTCGCGGCGTGCGGGCATCACATGTAAGAGGTGACCTCAGTCTCTCCGCCGCCCTCGTTGACCGGTGCCGCGAGCTTCGCGTTGCCCCAGTAAACTTGTTTTTCCTGAATAGCGTTCACGAACTCCAAGCCAAGATCGCCGGGTGTTCCCGGCCCGGGCGGGTAAAGGTTCTGCTGCTCTTCGTGAGTGTATCGCGTTTCACGCGGCCGGCGAAAGTCCACGAGCTTATTCTCCGCACTCATGATGATCGACGCTTCTTGCCCGTCATCGTTGATCGACATCACATCCATGCGGCCGGCGAAGATCGTGACGGGCGACGAGACGAGAGCGCCGGTCGCGTCGAGTGCGCCGAACAGCACGGAGCAGGCTTTGCCTTGGTAGTTCTCGGTGAGCGCAAGCGACACGTAAGCGCTCGGAATTCCGCTGAGCTGGAAGTTGATTCCACGCGCCGCGAGGTCGGTCGTTTCCTCGACCGGCGAAATCGTGCCGAGCGTGCCGATGCCTTGGTAGGTTACGCTGCCGACCGTGATCGTGCCGTAACCGCTCCAGAGTCTGACCGGCGTCGAGAACGAGAACGACGCGAGCAGGATTGGCGAGAGCTGCGAGGCGCTGACCTCGGTGACCATGTTGGCCGAGAGCGACCGGCCTGCGGTGGTGATGCTCATGACTCGACGTCCTCGATGATTGCAAAGCCGACGCCGTAAATGCTCGCCTCCCCGATTGCCCACTCGGTGCTCGGCGACGCGAGGCGGAAGACGCCTACGGCGCGAGCTGCGTTGCCTTCCCTGCCGTAAATGATAGATGTGCCGCCCGCGTAACTTTTTCGGAGAGCTGGGAAAAGATCGACGCTCGATGACGAGTTGACCTGCACGACCTTGTAAAGACTCGTCGAGATTTGCAGCCAGTCGCCCACGGCAAACGATCCGGAGCCCCCCGTGTTTGTGTAGGTCAACGTCGTGCCGTTAGCAGTCGCTGTGGCTACGGTGAGCGTGCCGGTGACGCCGCCTCGGTTCAGCGGGTTCGCGTAGTCTTGAAAGTAGAACGTGCCGCGCTGCGCCGCCAAGAGGAACGCGATGATGGTCTCCGCGTCCGCCCGCTTCATCGGCGGGCAATCGACCGAGCCGAGCCACGCTTGACCCGGCCAGTTGTATTGCTGCGTCTGGAGCGTGAAGGGCGAGGTGTTGCGCGAGGTCGCAGAAACGCCCGTGAGCGATAGCCGCGAGAGGTTAAACGGGCTCGGCGGTGTGAGTGGGTAGGAGATGGCCATGACGTTTTAAGCGAACGCTGCACGGTATCCGCCGCCGCGTCGAACCATGTCTGGGATCTCGGCCTTTAGCCGGCGCCGCTCTTGGTCGAGGATCGGAACGAGTTCGGCGCGCGAGACGCCGGCCGCGATGTTGTAGTTGACTGTGACGCCTCCGCTGCCGGATCCGCCGCCGCTCATCTTGTTATTTGGCACGATGCTGCCCGACGCGTGAGGGACGAACAGCTCCGGCCCTTTTTCGCCGACGACGTAGGGCGAGCCGCTGCTGACCGGTCCGCCCATTGCTTTGAATGGAATCCTCAATGCGGCAGAAATTCCTTCCGCGAGCGGGTTGGTGATTGTTTTCTGAAACACCAGCCGGAGCAAATCACGGCCGAGCGAGCGGACGACTTCGCCGAGCTTTTGACCGCTCAAGATGGCGTCCTCGAAGCCTTGTGCGATCATGCTTCCGGCGTCGTTCGAGATTTGAGCAAGCTGGCTCATCGCTGGGATCGTTTTGTTTGCCTCGCTGTTCGCGAGACTCAGGCGCGATGCCATGTCCTCAATTGGGCCAACTGCTGCGGCGTATGCCTCGGCGGCAATACCAACTGCCACCGCTGCATTTTCGACACTAAGACCTTGAGACGTTTCTAGCTCAGTAATTCTTTCAATCTCAGCCATGTAAACATCAAGCGGACTGCGAAGCGCAACGAGCTGTTGCTCGTATCTGTCTAAATTGCTGTTTCTAATTTGCTGAAGATCGTTCGCCGCTTTCATCATTCTTGAAGTGCGATCCTCAACGACGTTTGCAGTTTTAGCGTGCTCGATAGCAAATTTTGCCGCGTCTGCGTCCTCCCTCGCTGCCTTCATTGCTGCTTCGACTTCAGGCGAAACAGTTTTAACTTCGTCCGGATTGATTGGGACGTTTGGTTTCGGAAGCGGTCCGATAAACATTCCGCCGCCCACTAACGCTCGGTTTTTTTGCTCAAGCAATCTCTCAAAAAAGTTGCTTGCGGTAACAAAAGCAGATGCAGCACCTGCTTTGATTTTAGCAAACATGAATTGGAAACTGTCGCCGGCTCGATCGATGTTTTTGATTTCTTCGTCACTCAATTTGATCGAATCAAATCCCTTGCTGATTTCATCAAATCCAGAAGTGGCGATCTGATCTAAAGTTTCCTTCATTTTTGGACCGATCTTTGCGCCAAAAATTTCAGAAATCGCATTAAACGCCGCTTGTTGATCTGCTGCTGTTTTCAGCCTTATGGCAATGACCTCAAATTGCTGAGCGATTGACAGCGTCCGCAAACCTTCTGCGGACAAACTAAGCGACTGAAACGATTTGATCGCGGCTTCGTTGCCACTCACCGCGTCTTGTATTTTTGATCTAAGATTTTCAGCCGCCTTTGCTGTCTGCTCAAATTGTAATCCGTTTTGCAGATTTGCATAGGCCAAGGTTTGAAATGTGTCGGTAGCCATTCCAGCCTCGATTGATAAATCGTTGAGGCGACCTCCCAAATCAAGCACGCTTCGACCCATTGCTGTAATGCCTGCAATGCTCAAACCAATGCCAAGAGCCGAGGTCAGTTTTCCCGCAGTAGTCGTTATCTTTTGCATCGAGTTCTGAACCGACGCAAAAGCCTGTCTCGTCGCATCGACTGCCCGCAGTGTAAATGTTGCTTCAGCCATGTTGTTTGAGTTTCCGGTTTTGGTATTCGATGTAAGCCAGCCAGCCGTTCAATTCCTCGGCCGGCATTGCGAGCACCTCGTGGGCAAATTTGTGAAGCCGATCTGCGAGCGCATACACGCTCAGGAAGTCTGCCGCCTCCCCGGCGTAGATCAGTTTTTTAAGTCATCAACCTTCGGCGCATCGTCCGCGAGAATGGCGTTTGCGACGCGGCCCACGACGTTGCTGTCGGCCTTGTTCAGCAGCGTCGGCTTGTGCTCAATCGTGAACAGCTTCGCGCCGTGTTCGTCGCACGCCTTCATGATTAGGATGTCAACGAGCAGCTCCATGTCGTTTTCTTTGCTGCGCCGGTAGAGCCGGTTCTTTTCCGAGAGCGTTACCGGCGATGCGTAAACGACGAGCTTCCACTCTGGCACGTCGATTTTGCGCGTGCCGAGTGAGGCGAAATGTTCCCTGACCAGTTCGATGGCGTCCATGTGTGTGTTGTGTGTTTTTTCTGCGAGATTAAGCGGTCAGCGTGCTGAGCGGTCCGTTGCCCTCGAAGGCGATTGAGCCCTCGATGATGCCGTCGAACGACGCCGAGACGTTGAACTGGGTGACGATGGCCGCGCCCGAGTAGTAAACGTCTCCGGCCGATGCGCCCTCCGGGTAAAGGTTCAGCGTGACCTGCGAGCCGATGGTGATCAGCAGCTGGCCGGCGTCGCCCTCGTCCCAGTAAAGATCGCCCGATGCGCTCCACGTCTTCATCGATGCGAGGCGGGTGCGGTAGGTGTCGCCGAGGACCGAGTCCTCCACGACATCTGAACTATGGGTCAAAGCGTAGTTCCGTAACTCGCCTATGGTGGTGCTGGATATTTTGATGAGGCCTTCGCGGCCGAGTTTGGTAGCCATGATGTTTTAGTCGGTTGAAAAATAGATGCAGTTGAAGGTGTGCCGAGCCGCGCCGAAACGTCGGTCCTCGTCTGGCTCAATCGTATATTCGACACTCGTCAAATGCAGGTCTTGACACTGCCCGCCGAGCGTAACGTCCGCGAGCACCGCCGCCTCCACCGCCGCTGATCCCGTGTCGAAAAGGTCGTCAATCAGGTAGGTGCCGCTCTCCACCGTAAAGTAATCGACTACGAGCTGGAGCTGGCGGTATTGCGTCCGGTTGCTCGGCCCGAGCGTGCGAACCTCGATCTGTTCGCTGACCGCGTAAACGGCCGCAGACGGAAAGCTGACGCTGGCAATTGTGTTGTTGCGCCCGCGCAGGATGTTCGCCGTAGGCACGACGAGAGCGCCCGTGAGCGCGTTGGCGGTGGCGTTG